TTATTAGGTTTTGTTCGAAGGTCTGAGTTAAATATACTTTAGATATACTACCATATTCTGAAGGTAATGATAGGGATCTAATAATATAATCATCTTTGGTAACAGCTCTATTTTGAGAAGCATAAGAGAATAATGCGTTATTTCTAATTTCTTCTGTTTGATCTCCATCTCTACCACCAACAGATGGTGTTGGGTTGGTTGATATAACACTATTCAAAATATCCTGAGATAAAGTTCCTCCCGGATTACCGTTTTTAAAATAAACTTGAGATGTATCTATATTAGTTAAATCATTTGATGGTATATTAGATGCTATACCACCACCTACTAAATATCTTACTTGTAGAGTAACATTTGAAGGAGATAAACCATATTCTCTTGCAAAGAAAACAGAAGCTTTATTATAATTACCACTTAAATCAGATATTCCTGGTACTAATCCTAATTGAATATTATCAGGAGTAGGGATAATAGATGTATCATCATTATTAGATAACCCAGCACCAAATTGTAATTGTAATGTATTATCAGATAATATTCTTGATACAAACCTTCTTGGTACTCTTTGTAATTGTAATAAATAAGGTACTTGGTCTGTATTGTAAGAGGGGTTAACTACCGGATTAAAAATAGATGATTGAGCTAAATAAGGTACTTCATACCATCTGTTACTATCACTACCTGTTATATCTAATATTTGAAGTATATTAATATCTGTTATTATTGATGATTGGAATTTTTGGGGAGATTGATAATTAAAGGTGGTTGATTTAATTTCAGCAGATATAACTTTTACTGATTTTTTAAGTAAATAGAAGTCACTATTTACAAAAGTAATCTCAGTTGAGCCGGTATCTGTAAAATCTATTTTTTCTAATGTTATAAACTTAATTCCAGTACTTGTTGATGTTACATTTGTATTTTCAGGAATTATCAATCCATAAATATTAATATTAGGACTATTAATACTTCCTGTGTTTTGAGCAGGAACTAATTGATATATATCTAATATAGTGGAAGAAGCATACGATGCTTTAGGTCTATATCCAAAAGCATAAGATAATGAATATAAATTTTCTTTTTCTTTAGCATATAATAAAAAATTTTCTTGAATTTGAGTATCTACATAGAATGACATTACGTCACCCACATATGATGCCATTTCAATAAACATGTTTCCTGGAGATGCTTCTGAAAAGTCATTATATATTGTTGGAAAATAAGTTTGAGTATAATTAATAAGATTAGACTTAAAATCACTAAATGTTTTATTTAAATAAGATATATTTTTATCTGACATTTTTATTGGAATTGAATGGTGATTTGATCAGGATTACCTGATATATTTAATATATAATCTATTGTAATATTCACTAAATTCTCATCAGGTAAGTTATTAATGGAGATATTACTAATTGTTATTTCTGGAGTATAAATATTTGTAGAGGATATAATTATATCTCTTATATTATTATCATTAATTGGATTAATATTTTCAAATAATGTTTTTTTTAAATCACAACCAAATAATGGATTTAAAACCCTTTCCCCTTTGGAAGTTAGTAAAAGATTAATCAAATTTGATTTTATCTGTTCTTTAGTACTATATGTTAAATTAAAAAGTTTGTTATTAGTTTGAGATCCAAATGGTAAAGAAATTCCTATTGCAGTGTTTTTTTGCAAATCTAGTGGATTAATTCTTATTATCTGTGGAATTGGCATTTTATCCTAAATTTTTTAATCCTAATCTTTCTTGAGGAGTCATATTATTTTCAGCATCCTTAATAAATGATAAATAAGGATTATCTAAATTTGAATCTAATTGAATTACATTATTTGGTTGTGGGGGAGCATTAAATCCAAACATATTTCCCATTTTTTCCCTTATTTGAGTACGTTGGGTAATCACATCATCACTTGTAAAACTTAATGTTTTATTTTCCTGAATATAATTTGGTTTTTGTTGGGTAAATTGTTCATTTATAATATTATTTAATTCTTCCCTAACAGCTTCAGCTACTGCTTCTTTAATTAGTTTTTTAAATAAGTTTAATTTCATATTTATAAATATTTTAAGATTGTAAATTTTGTTGATCTATTATTATTTTAAGTTGTTCTATTAAGTCTTGAGGATCTAAGGTAAATGATAATTCACTTTTTAATACTCCTACCCCATCCTTATTAATAGCAACAGCATATTTTCTTTTAATACTTCCTCTTACTACTATTGCTTGTTGAGCTCCTAGTGTTTCTTCTTCTTTAATAATTAATTTAAATCCTTTATAATCTTCAAATTTATTAAGGGAATCATTATTTATATTATTAATGAAGTTTTGTAAATCAATATCTGATAGTGTATCTATAACAACATTATCAAGTAAATCATTAATATTTTGTAGTTGATGTTTTAGGTCTCTTAAATCATTAAGTTTTGTTTCTAATATTCCTTGGAATATTGATAAAATTATATTTAAAGAAATTATTATATCTTGTATTTTTTTAACTTTTTGAGCTATGGGGGTTGGCATTATGGGGCCCAAACCGAAGGGTTTAGGTATAGTAAATAATAATATTAAAATAGATAAAATTGAATTTAATATTGTAATAATTCTATTTACAATTTTAATTAAACGGAATAATGAATCAAGTTTTCTTTCATTATCATTCAATATAGATAAAGTTGAATTCCTAATTACTCTAGCATTATCAATGTCTTGTTTTGTAAAAGCAGAACTGATTATGTCATTGGTATTATCAATTAAATCTTGAAGTTTTTTATTATTAGTTGTTATATTAAATAATAATTTAATCCCATATAGAGAAATTTTAGGAGATATCCCATTAACTACGGTTTTTAAAACTTTTAAATTTAATTGTTTTTTTTCATTATTTTCTTTATTTTTATTTCTTTTTCGTTTTAACTTAATTTTTTGTTTAATTATATTATAATTATTTTTTATTTTATTATACGGATCATTTAATATATCTTGTAATTTTTGTTGAATTGATAATCTTTCTTCTTGTAGTTTAATTTTTTCTTCTTGATAATTAGTATTCTCAATAAGTAATGATTCTTGAAATTCTTCAATGCTTAATAAAGGTTTATTAGGTGGATTTTTTGTTTGATATTGAAGGGTTTGTAATATCTGTTGATGATAAATTTCTAAATCGAATAACCTTAATATATTATTTTGAATTTCATTTTTAAGTTCTTTAATTTTCCCTAAAGAAGAATGAATTAATTTTTCTTTTTCTTTGTTTAAAAGTTGCTCTCCAAAAGATTTAGGTTTTACAGATCTTGTTAAATTTTTAACAATATCAACATTTGTTAGAGAAGAAACATCATTACCCATTATGAAGTATAATTTTGTTGTGAAATAATTTTTTCTAATTTACCCATCATATTATCTATAGAATTAGTCAATTTATTACCTGCAATATTTACTTCAATCAAGGGAGAACCAGCTGGTGGAGTTATTACGGAGCTTAATTCGCTTCCTAATTCCCCTAAAACTAACATTAATTCAGTTAATAAATTTACTGTTTGATTTCCTAACAATAAAGGTTCTGTTGGTAAAGTTCCATCCGATGCAATCCCTATAAAATTAAATGGAGAATTCAAATGGGTCCTTTCTCCAGCATTTAAATTAATTATATTATTAGTATTTAATTCAATATTAGATTTGGCAAATATCATAACTTCATCTTTTTTAGAATTAAGTACTATCCTATCTGAATTAAGTATTAATTGGGATTTATTAAAATATTTGTTTGGTTTTATGGGTTTGGTTAATTGGTTTAGAGAATCATTTCTATCAGGGAGTAGAGGTATTAATTGGGTAGATGTCATATATATAGAAGATAATTCTTTATTAATTTCTTCTACATGGGGAATATTAATATTATTAGATACCCTATATCCATTAACTAATATAGTAATAGGATCACCATCATTTCCTACACTACTCCATTCATTCTCATTTGAAAATTTCTTTACAGTACTTCCTAATCTAAATCCATTATTTTTCCTTCCCTGATATATTATATCCCCTTCAAATGTTAACAAATTTGTAATATCATTTGTTTCAACAAATGTTTTTCCTAAAGGAATGTCTGATGGAGAATTATGTTGGGGATTATTCCAAACACTTATAGTATTTAAATAATATTTTTGAATAGAATTATTACTTAATTGGGATACAGGGGAAGGTAAATCAAATAATAATACTAATTCTCCTATTAATGGATATTTTTTTTGATTAGAGGAAAATGGTTTAGCAATTTTACAAAATTTTAAATCTGTTTCATTTATATTTTTTGATTGTTCATAATCCAAATAAAATATTGTACCCATCCCCGAAAATCCACCCTCTCTCTCAAATAATTCTTTAGTGGGAGTGTTGAAAGTAGTAATAATACCAAAAACTTTCCCAACCATAGATGAAAAAATGGAGTTAGTGTTATTTTTCCCTATAGAAGATATTATCCCAGATAAATTTTCTCTTACTCTCATTTATTATTCTAATTGTTTTTTAATAACTTGTTCCGTTTTATCTAATAATTTTTGACTTTCTTCTTTAATAATATTTTGTTCTTCTAACAAATGTTGAATTTCATCAATATCAAAAAAATCAGTAGTAGTTGAATTATTAGGGGAAGAAACAGCTCGTTGAACAATACCTGCCATTTTTATTAATTGATCATTGTTTCTAACATTAACGTCAATTAAATCTTTAACAGTGGGCATAAGCATAACAGCAGAACCAGCATTAGAAACAGCGATTGGTTTTAATGATTCAATTAATTCATTAATCTGTTTATCTGTATCTTTATTATTTTTATGAATTTGCTTAAACAAATCAGATAAACTCTTATCACCAAAAATCTTTACATCATTGAAATTTAACACCATATATTAACATATTTATAATAATAAATATTGGAATTAATTAGATTTTAATACATCCATTTTTATAATATTCATTATATAATTTAATATATAGTATTTTTAATTTTTTAGTAACTTTGGTAATTTGGGGGGTAGAAACATCCGTTATTTCGCGGATATAGATATATAAAGCTTTTTTATTGAATATTTCAATAGATTCTCTTTTACGAAATAATTCTATAACAGCATCTGCTGTTTTAATATCTTGGTTTTTAGGGAATAATGTGTATAAATGTTTATCTACATATTGTATATATAAATCTATAAAGCTTATAGGATTTATATCATCATCAATCTCATTTAAAATATTTTTTAATATAACAGGATCTTCATCAACTTCATCTACATTAGCTTTTTCTTTTAATTTCTCATAATTTTTCTGATTATATATTATCAAATAACGTTTGGCTATTGTACCAAAATAAGAATAAGCTTTCCCTTTATCCTGAGAATATAAATGTAATTTTTCTAATAAGAATGTAATTACTTCATGTTTTAATTCCTCAATAGTATCTGAATCAGTATAATAAAATTTAAATGTATGGATTATATTTTCAGCTAATTTATATAATGCATATTTAATACGTTCATTATAAATTTCATTACGTTTTAATTCATCATCTGATTGTAAATATTCAATAATAGCATTTTCAGTGTCTTGGGTAAAATATATTCTAGGTTCTTTAGGTTTGCGTTTACGTAACTGTCCTTTTTTATTTAATGATATTTTGCCTATTTCATCATCTAAAAATTTATCTAAATTAAATTCTTCATAGTGAATACTCATATAATTTAATTGTAAAAAGAATTTAATGTACTTTTAATTTCATTAACATTTTGAAAAACTTCCATTAATTCAGTATCTCCTTCAACCCAAACCTTATTATCAACTTTATCTAAAGAACTAGTTAATTGATTGAATAAGAATTCAAGAGAATCAATTTGTTCCTGTTGTTTAATAATTATTTTTTCCATTTTTATATTTTTCCTGAATATAAAATATATTACAACACCTATCAATTCAATAAAATGAATAAATGCAATCCATAAAATCATTTCCATAATTGGTTATTTTTGAGGAGCAAATTGTTGCTCAAAATCATCAGGTTCTATAGAAATAACTGACTTTACCTCCTCCATTTGCTCTTTTAAAGATTCAATGGATTCAAGTACTTGATTTTGAGACATTCCTCTATTCACTTGTAATTGAATGCGACTTATCAATGATTCAGCCTGTTCCAATTTCATCATAACATTATTTTTGTATCTCATATAATTATTTTTAGTTCTATTATCAATATACGAAAGGATAATTAACTATCCAAACGTGTTCTTAATTCATCTCTAATAATATTTTTAACATATTCTTTTATAATATCTATTTTAGGAGATGATTTTAATATTTTTTTTACCATCTCAATCTCTTCAGATTTATAGAATGTAATAATAAAAACCTTATT